TCAATCTATTATTGATAAGTGTGGTGATGATTTTCATATCTGTCTTATTGATGACGACTCATTCTCCAAACTAATTCCTTCATGGGAAGTAGATATTCCCAATATGGCAGAACCTCATAAACAGTTGTTTAGAGAGTTGGCCATGATGAAAGTCTTGTATAATTATGGCGGTATGATTGTTCCTAATTCGTTTTTATGTATGCAAAATCTGAAACCTCTGTATGACCAAGAAATGTCCACAAACAATCCATTTGTGTGTGAGAGTGTCAACAAATCAGTCGATTTAATTCAGCGCACAAAACAACCTATCTTCGCACCATCTACTTATTTTATGGGTAGTCATAAACATCACGAATCACTCAATGAAATCATTACTTACATGGAAAATAGAAATGCTCGTTCTCATTTTACAGATGAATATCAATTCAAGAATGACACAGCAACTTATCTTGAATCCCTGCGAGAACAGGGTAAACTCTCGTTACTAGATGGTAGCATCATTGGTATCAAAACTACTAACGGCAAACCCGTAATTATTGACCAGTTAATGGAACAACAACCATTGGACTTGACCCCCAATCGCAGTGGACTCTATATTCCAAGCGACGAACTTCTTAAGCGTACCAAATATCAATGGTTCGTTGCCCTTTCTGAAGAAGATGTATTAGAATCTGATTGCGCATTAACAAAGATGATGCTCGATACAGTTTCTACGTCGGTTACACCACGAACGATTGGAGATGTTAATAGAAGTATTGCTTCAATCTAAAGTATTAAACGAATAAATATAAAAGGTTCTCTATAGTAATCTTATCACATGGATAATAATATTACTCATTCATCTGAGTTGACCGAACAAGCACGTTCATCACTCGATGAACTTATAACCAAATACGAGAACGATGAATATATGACATTGAAATTACACACATATCTATGTAATCAATTACCGAATATACTCGAAAACGCAAAAAATACACAATTATTACGCGTTATTCGTAACGAAGAACTTATGAACGAACAAGAACAATTCATACAATCTTTTTTGACGAACAATGTATACCTCTACGTCCCATCCAGTGAACGATTCTTTTGTTACGATGGTCTTCACTTTAAATGTACGAATGAAGATAATATTATCTATCATGTTCTCACGTCAATCAATAATGACCGCAATTTGATGTCTTGGAAACAAAAAACCAAAATTAGTACTATGAAAAAAATTCGCGAAAACCATCTTTTAAAGTACATACCGGAATCAGAAACAATCCAACTTATTTTGAAATTACTATATCCGGCGGTTTTTACAACCAGAAACGAGGCAAAATATTTCTTATGTGTTCTCGGTGAGAATATTATGAAGTCACATTCATCAAATACGCTCATTCATTATATCGACCATCATGCCAAACAATTCATACGTGAACTTAACAACATTATTCAATATTTCGTTGGAGGGAATAATATTTATACAATTAAATACAAGTACCACGACCATTCATACGACGACTGTAGAATTATAAAAACAAATTCCAATATCAAACACGACAATACGTGGCAACATATTATTCAACAATACGGAATTGACTTATTATGCGTTGCTTGTCATTATTCTCAACGATATACTTCATCTGACCACTTTCTTCAAAACTATTCGAATGATACACATCTACTCGACAGTGCTTTTTACTTGAAAAATAACACACCTAGTGACATTGTATCTAGTTTTATTGAACAATATATTATTATCAATAGCAATACAGTTGACCCAGCCACGACATTTCATGATAACGAACTGGACATTCAACAAATTCGTTCTCCATATGTATCTTGGAAAGACATGATGTATTTGTGGAAATTGTTTTTGAATAAAAGAGAATTGCCTCCCATCATGTTTCAACAAACACTCAAACAACTAGTCATTGAGAAATTAGAGAAACATTACAACGACGAAAAAGATTTGTTCATTGGTATTAGCAGCAAAAATCTTCCGATTGTAAAACAATTCTTATCTTTCTGGGATGACACTATTTTATATGACGACAATGAAACTGATTTTGAAATTGATGAGATTGTTATTTTATATAGGAAATGGTGCATTACGAACAAAATAAATCATTTTCATTTTTCCAATACACAAATCTTGGATTTGGTTGGACATTTCTTTCCAACTATTGAAATTGACAAAGACCGATATTTATCTGGCATTGCTAGTAAATTATGGGATAAACACGTTGATATTCAAACTGCTCTCGATAATATGTGCGAAAAACTACGAGGAGAATATTCATCAAAACAAGTTAATAATCGCCCAGTATCACCAGGTAATGCTGCGAATGTATCTATATACGATACATATAACTATTATTGCAAGTATCATGCATCACAAGACTCGAAAGAAAGTAATATCGTTCAGATACCACCGGTGAGTAAGATGTATTTTGAGAAGTATATTTTCGATAACTACTGTGATTTTATTATGGATAACAAATTTTTATCGTATGCTTGGTATATGGATTAAATCATAATGCTATAAAATTATATTATTATGATTCTACAAGGCATTTACTTCTTCTTGTTGCTCTTGTTCTTTCTGGTGGCTCTGCGAGTCTTTCTCTTCACGAAACCGAACTTTCCCTTCTTGGCGAAGTATCCGTGCTTCTCCAAACGCTTCTCCTTCTTGGCGGTCAGATGCTTCTTCTTGGACACAATGCGTCCGTGACTTAGTACTAAATCCTTCTTGGTAAGACCACCAGAAGTAGCATAAGCAGAAGGTTTGTGGGCAGGCGTTCCGAACACTTGACGACGGGAACCAGTCGTGTTCATGTAAGTCTTTCCATCAGGACCCTTGAACATGTGGTGACTTCCTCCCTCCATCTCAATCTCAGGCATCTCCATCTCGTTATGCAAATCCATCTCAGACATATTAATATTATATATTGATATTATATTTTTATTCTAAAGCGTTTTATGAAGACGATGATTCTTGATTTGCCTTTGGTTTTACTGTACGCACCATTTGTGAATACCGTAATGCAGCGGGTAACGTTGGGTCATTTCCACCAGTTTTTAACTGATTATATTTAATATTTTGTTGACACTTTTTATCTTGACAAAACTTCACGATATCAAACATTCGCATTTTATTTTATTTTTCTATAACATACCCCCCTATGAAAAATTGATTGTAAATAATCTAAACAATAGATCAGTATAGTACTACATACATATCGTAAAATATGTCTAAACCCTCTTCTGACGCGCAACTCGCTAAACAATATCAGCGCAAGACTGATAGACAGCACATTCTTGACAATCCCGATACATATATCGGCGCGGTTGAAAATGTAGACTCGCAAATGTGGGTCTACGATGACGCTACTAACAAGATTGTCCTGCGTGAGATTGAGTATGTCCCGGGACTGTATAAATTGTTTGATGAAGGTATTGTCAATTGCCGTGACCACGTTGTCCGCATGATCCAACTCAACTCTATCCATAAACATTTTGTATCTTTCATTGAAACCAACATCGAAGAAGATGGCTCCATTACCCTCTCCAATGACGGCAACGGCATTGATATCGCGAAGCATCCCGAATACGACCTATGGATTCCTGAGATGATTTTCGGTCATCTACGCACCTCTACCAATTACGATAAAACCGAAAAGCGCATTGTTGGCGGCAAAAATGGATTCGGATTCAAGCTGGTCCTCATTTGGTCTTTGTATGGTCGCGTGGAGACGGTTGACCACGTAAGAGGATTGAAATATGTCCAAGAGTTCCATGACAATTTGGATAAGATTGACCCTCCCAAGATTACCAAAGTTCCGGTGAATTCCAAGTCGTATACTAAGGTAACCTTCAAACCGGACTACAAGCGACTCGGGGTGAATGGTCTCACATCTGATATGATGGCCCTTCTTAAGAAACGTGTATATGACATTGGAGCCGTTACCGACCACTCTATCAAAAAAATCAAGGTGCTATACAACCAATCAATCATTCCCGTCAAAAATTTCCAACAATATATCGATTTGTATATTGGCGACAGAGGTACCACTAAACGCGTCTATGAGAAAAACGACGACAATGAGCGTTGGGAATATGCGGTCGCACTCTCTCCAACTCATGAATTCTTGCATGTGTCTTTTGTAAATGGTATTTGTACATTCAAGGGCGGAAAACACGTCGATTATATTACCGGACAAATCGTTCGTAAGTTGTGCGATTATATTGAAAAAAAGAAAAAAATTAAAGTGAACGCGTCTTCTATCAAAGAACAACTTATCTTGTTCTTGCGCTGTGACATTGAGAATCCCGCATTTGATAGTCAGACAAAGGATTATATGAATACACCCTCTTCCAAATTTGGTTCCACATGTAATATCAGCGACAATTTCATTGAGAAAATCGCCAAAATGGGGGTTATGGATACTGCGTGTTCCCTAACGGAAGCCAAGGAAAACAAATTGGCGAAAAAGACCGACGGTTCAAAGACAAAGTCTGTAAGGGGCATTGCGAATTTCATTGATGCGAACAATAGTGGCACAGTGAATTCCAAAGATTGTATCCTGATATTGTGCGAGGGGTTAAGTGCTATGTCTGGTATCGTATCCGGACTTTCCAGTGAAGATAGAAATGTAATTGGTATTTACCCATTGAAGGGTAAGTTGTTGAATGTTCGCGGTGAACAACTCAAGAGAATCGCCGAAAACAAAGAGATTAATGATATCAAAAAAATTATGGGACTGGAAACCGGAAAAGAATACGAAACCATCGAAGACGTTCATAAATGTCTTCGGTACGGTAAAATTATGTATATGACCGACCAGGATTTGGATGGTTCACATATTAAGGGTCTATGTATCAATATGTTCCATAGTGAATGGGCGTCTCTCGTAAAAATTCCGGGATTCATTTCGTTTATGAATACACCCATCTTGCGAGCAAAGAAGGGTTCGCAAATGAAACTGTTCTACAATGACGGCGAATATAATGAATGGAAGAATTCG